CGTTGGTCACCAGCGACGGCCCGGTCTGCCCGGCGCCGTTGACGGTGCCAGCCGTGAACGAGCCCGACGTGTGCTTGATGGTTAGGGCGTCCGAGAACCAGAGCGCGTTGAGCGCCCGATACATAGTGCCCTCGTAATACTGATCCGAGATCGCGGTCGACGGGTTGAGCAGACCAGACAGTGATGACACCACGCGAGCCTCGGTGCGGGGGTCGTTGATGATCTTGTGCCGGACCGGCGGTGCCGAGTTGATGTCGAGTGTGGCCTTGGCGTCGAGATAGGTGGTGTCGGTCGGCGACAGGATGTTGTTGTTGGCGTCGAGATTGGCCGAGATGTTGCAGATCGCCTCGGCATTGGCCTGCATCACGTTGGACGACACCTTGCCCGACAGGTTGTTCATCATCGGCAGCAGGATGCGCTCCGAAAAGTCGTCGAGCGACAACAGCATGTCGGCCGAAGTGAACGACACGTCGACGTGCTTCTGTTGTGACATCGTCAGCACGGTTTGCTGCTCGGCGGTGTCCTGAACGGAGAGCGCCGGGCCATCAGTGACGGTGTAATCGTTCGGCAGCCGGATGCGCAGTTGCGAGCCGATCTTCTCGCCGTTCTTTCCGAACTCCGAATCATACTGACGGTTCAGGTTCTTGATGAAGGCATTGGAGTTGACGAACAAGGGAATCGCTTCGCGAGTGATGGCGCTTATAGTTAACAACTGATTTGCCATGTGGCAAGTCCTCCGTTTAGTGTTTCGTCTTTTCCCCACGAAACGCTCTGGTCAGGAAGGCCTCAGGTTCCTGAAAACGGTGGAAGGCTGCACGGGTACGTTGCTGCGCCCGGACGACAGTTGCTATTGTTTAGCTTGATGTTCCTCATAGTGATGGATCGCATGGCAATTTGCGCATAGCACGACGCATTTTGCTATTTCGTCCATGATGGTTTCGAAACTGGCAGTCGTAGACCGAGTCAAGAAAGTAACACCGGCAACTTTGCTTTCATCGTCGGTATGGTGAAACTGAAGCGCGGCGGGGTGCTCCTTATAACCACACCTAGAGCAAGCCAATTTGGACTTAAGATCAAACAGCCAGTCGCGACGCACCTTCTTGCGCTTTCGAGCTTTCTCGGCCGCTATAGCTTTGTAGGCTGCAGTCGTACGCCATTTCTTGTCGCTTTTGGCCTTTGACACTATGCCGGAAGGGCTCTGGACGTACAATTTCTTGTAAGCGGCTCGTTTCACACGGCCACTATGGCTCTTGCGATATCGCGCCTGAGCCCGCCTCAAAACCTCTGGGTCCTTACTCGGCATCTTTCCCCTAGTTTACGTTCGTGAACTTCTTGCGGCGCGTCTTGTTGCGTTCCTCATACCACGCGTCGTCCGAAACCTTGTCGTCATACAGGTCGACCTTTTGTGCAGCCACGCGCTGCCCGGAACCCTGCACCCGGCGCGGCGGCGGCGGGGCCTCACCCGGCCGCAACGATTCCTCGGTGGCGGCTGCCGCCCTCTTAGGTGGCGCCTTGAGGCCAAGCTTGACGAACTCGTTATTACGCCGCGCGGGCGGCAGCGCCATCACGCGCTCGTACAGATCAGGATCGCTCGACAAGGCATGCAGCACCATTTCAGGGTGGTCAGTTGCGATAATGGCCTGCATGTCTTCTACGTATACTCCACCTATCTTGCTTAAACGATCAGTGATTTTATTCCAGTTATCCGCGCCCCCGAAAGCGGCTTTGCCGGCTGCGTCAGTATCGGCGCAGCCTTGATCGTAACGGTCCTGTGCCACCTGTTGCGCCGCGCGCTGCGCGACTTCGGCCTCGGTGTAGGTTTTGCCTGACTGTTGCTGCGCGGCTGGTGCAGTACGGCGCGCGGGGTCCGCGATGGTCTCTAGCGCCCTGTTGTCCTCCTGTACTTGTCGCTTCTGCCGGTGCAGACGGTCGATCTGCCGGTCACGCCACGTGGTTTCCTTGGCGATCTTGGCCTCGACCTTGGCCCGCTGCTCGGGCGTCAAACCGGCAAGTTCATCTTCTTCCTGCTGCTGGTCTTGGTCGTCACCCCCCTCGCCCGCGTCACCGTCCGATCCGCCTTCGTTCTGCTGCTGATCTTGGTCAGTCGTGCCGCCCGCGCCGCTATCATCCTCAGCGCCCACGTCCTCTTTCAAGACCGTGGGTTTTTGTTCCTGCGTGCCGCCTTCGCTAGCTGCTGCCGACACGAAGGCCGCCGTATTCAACAACCGGGAACGAAATACGTTCATCGCTTTACTCCTACTGACGACAGCGCCTTAATTTGTTTTTGCGCTTCCTTCTTGGCAGCCGACATGCGGGCGCGATCACGGCGGATTTCCTCGGCACATTGCAAGGTGCTTAGATCAGAACGTGCGCGCCACGACATATCTTCCGAAATGCGGGTTGGTGAATCCGACACGATACGCACAGGAACGGCCTTTTGCTTCTTGGCGCCCTTCACGACTTTGCTATGCAGCTTGTTCATGAAATGACCGTCTGGTTGTTCATGCGACGCTGCAGCAGCGATTTGGCATGCGGCGAAGTAGATTTGACGTTATCTTCGCAGATACTCTTGTAGATCGCCTCATGCATGTTCTTGTGCTGCGGGTCACCGAGCATCTGGATCAGACGCTTGCGCGCGGCATCTACGAAGTGAAGCCAACCTGCTTCGCCTTGCTTGACAGCACCCGATGTCGTAACCTGCAAACCACGAAGATAATGGCGCAAAGTGGGGTAAGTTTCGCGGAATCGACGAGAACGTGCACGATCCTCGGGGCGCACACCGAACAGGTCGCCGCCAGCTTCAGTATAAAAAACTGAAGCCAGTTCCTTAGCAACTGACCTGATGGTGCGTTCGACCAAGTTCCTGACACCCCTGTTCGGGCGCGATTATAGCACAGTTCGCTCCGGACGGGGAAGTTACTTCTTCTTGCCGCCGTGGTGCCACTTCTTCATGGTCTCGGCTCGTTTCGCGTCCCGCGCGACTTCCTTGTTCTTGGAATGTTCCGCCTTCTTCAGCCGCTTCGCCGGAATTTTCTTGCCTTCCGGAATGCCGAGTTCGCGATGCAGCTTGCCCTTGTGGCCACCGGGGCGAAAACCGCCCTTCTCGTGCATCTTCTCCAGCGACTTGGTCATTTTGGAACTAGTGTGCATCTTGTTGGCCATTGTGGGGTACTCCTTTCAGTGGTACTTCTTCTTTTCATGTTTGCGCGCAGCCCGGCGTTTGGTAGCGTACGCGATGGCCAACGCCTGAGACTTGGACTGTACGTGCGGCGACTTGCCCACGTCCTTCATCAGGGTCGAGACGTTTTGCTTGAAAGCTTTTTTGGACTTAGATTTGGCCAGCGGCATGTTCACTTGTCCTTCTTGAAAGGATCGTAATCGACAGGCACCAATGGGAAAGGAATACCGGATTGGAATAAATTAAACCCGCGATGTAGCGCGTGGTCGCGCATTGCGGGCGGAATGTCGAAATACCAGATTTTGGTTCTCGTAGGGTTTTTGACCGGTACAATTCCTTCCTCTAAAGGCAATTCTGTTTGTTTTACTTTCACCCCGTACGGCTTGCCCAGCTTCTCGACCATCTTCGGCAGCATGGTGTCGTAGAAGCCCTTCATGCCCTCGCCACCGACCTTGAGATCGACACCTTCAAAATACTTGTGCCCCGATTGCTTGGCACCTTCTGTCTTACCTTCTCCTTTAAGTATCTTGTCAGTCAGTTCTTTGCCAATTATATCAGGCAATTCATTTTTTGTTACATGTTTGTTTATCGCTGCTTGATTATTCTTATCCCATGCTGCGATATGGTATTTGTCGGTGCCGGGGTTGTGTTCATATTCAATTCTGTTAACTTGTTTGCTCAGATCGTATCTCGCCGCCTGCGCCTCGCCCGGCGTCCAGCTGATCCTCGTCTTGCCTTCCTCCGCCGCCATGCGGATCATGCGCTTGAGCGCGAGTTCCGGCCACGCGGTCTTGAAAGGGGCGTCGGGGACACCACCAGTCCGCTGATCAAGTGTCCATGCGCGGGCTTCTTTAAGCCAAGTCTGCTTTTCCGCGTCGGGCAGCTTGTCCCATGACCCCGGTGCCTCGTCAACATTGGTTTCATAATATTCCTTGGCGATCTTGTTGAGCCGTTCGTCGTTGGCCGGGGTCTGATACCCCTGTTTCCTCCCCTGCTGGTGCCAATCGCTCTGGATTTCCTCGATGTGCAACGACGGCACGCCACCCACTTCCCGGTCGTTGGTGCGCACGTGCGCCAGCACGTTGGGTTCGTCCCAGTGAGAGGACTGATATATTTCGGGT